ACCCAGACTAGGGTTAAGAATGTAGCATTATGCGAGTTGCACAGTACACTTAGCGTTAAAGCATTACAGAGGCGGTTGGCCGATACCTCGAGCTTTGTCTTAATTTCCAACGGTGGATTAATATACATACGCTAACACATATATTAACCTAAGGGTTTCTCTCCCTTCATTTTAGCCTATAGTCACTCTATTCAAATAATCAAACCGCAGGCGTTTTGCGATCGTGGTCCTGTAAAGGATGCTGATTAAGTACTGCTGCGGCGCAGAATTCCGTCCCTGAGACCCGAGGTCCAGTTGTTCATAGGCACTTGATGTAAGCCAGTGCAAGCCAAAAACCGCTTTATTTTGCCTGAGATTGTTCTAAAAGACGTTGTCTAAGTATGTTTGAACCGCCAACTCTGACGTTTATAATGCCATTATAATAGTCATCTGTTTCTAAAACTCTGCGTTCAAACTGTTCTCTTGCCTCTAAGTATGATAATTCTGCCTTGGATTTGCAAAGATAAAGTATTTCTCTTGTGAAGTTTTCCGGACCTAATGCTTGGACGTCTGCGTTGAGCCTATCGGAAGAACCCCAGTATTCGCGCCAATCGCTTTCTACTGTGCTTCTTCTTTTAAGTTTTTTGCCTTTGAGTGGGGGTTTGGTGCGTTTGAATTGTGCTAATTTCTTGCCTATGTACTTCTGTCCGGATTGTAGATTCGTGATGATGTAAACAAAGCCAATGTAGCCTTCTGGTATTTCTTCTACAGGTTGATTTTGATACGTCCATTGCACTCACTTAGTTACCTTGGGGGGTCTGCCTAGCTTGCCTTTTCTGGCTGCTTTTCTTTCTTCTCGCTTTTCTTGTATTTCTACTCGCCTAGTTGATGCCTCGTTGCGTATTTCTGATAGCCAGTATCGTGCCTTAATAGCTGCTTCGTCTGAGCCTTTGTATTCAAATCTTTCCTGCCACTTAAAATATTCTTGAAAAGCAGCAATCATTTTGTCATGACTAGATGTACTCATATGATAATAAAATTAAAATTAATAACCATTCGGTAGTCGTGGATTCTAGGATGCATTCCTGCGTGTAGCGTGTTACCGTTAAACAATACTATTCTTCCTTTTTTTGGAGTTATTCTATGTTTAATTGTAAGACCGTCATTGTCAAATAAAAAGGTGTCACCATCGCTGTCATTTACATAATAAATCATTACCCAGTGATTTTGATCACTATCGACGTGTGGGGTTTGATGTGCATTAATATTTTTAATATTAACTTTTGGACACAAATTTGCTTTAATCCTAGTAACTTTCGAATTAAAATTAAGTGATGTAGCAACTGTTTGAAAAATAGACATTGGGTAGTCTACAGAATTTGAATTTATTTTTTCATTGGATATAAACTCGTGTGTAAATTGTGTATATTCAAAAATATTTTTACTGACACCCTTGTAATAATAGTATGATTGAGGAGATGAAGTCATATTTTTATGCTCACATAAGAACCAGGGAAAAAATGGATTCTCGAGTAACAGATAAATTTGATCCTGCAGATTAAGAGGAATTAAAGTGTCGTTAACTACAACATCCATATCAAACATTTAGGCAACAATCTCCACATCATTTGAATAACTAGTAAATCCATTTTCTTTAATAACCTTAAGCACGTGATTAACACGACTGGTTAAGTCATCTCTGTGCGAAATAAGGAATACATTCTTATCACGCTCACGAGTCATACGTTTTAACACAGCAATACTTGACTCTACACCGCTAGCATCCATACCACTATCTACTAGTTCATCAATAAACAGTAAGTTAATACTGTGATATAGATTCTCCCATACATCGCGGAATGCCCATGACATAGATAGGATCAATCGATTGCGCTCGCCACGACTTAAATTGTCAAAGTCTAGGTCCTGTCCTAATTGTGTAATCAAAACGCTAAGGTCATTCTGAAACTCAACAATATGCGGCAATCCAATTTTATCGAGATAATAGGTTAATCGCTGGTTCAAAAATGCTAGATTTTGATCAATAATACGTTTGCGAACAAAACTATCTTTGTTAGTTAATAGTTTGTACAGAAATTCTTGATGCTCTTTAATTCTGACCAACGAGTTAACCGACTCCCAATCAATTTCTTGTACAGCAGTCTTTTTAAGTTCTTCGATCTGTTCAAAATAGGGATTAGTTTCAGCACTCTTAATAGTTAATTCTTTTTCTAAACTAATAACCGTATTCTTATGATTAAGTGCTTCTTCTAACGTGTCGTATTGTACCTTAGGACAGTCGCCTAGCTCCCCTAGTTCTTTTAGTGCAAACTCAGTTTCTGCAATGACTGCGCCTAGGTCTTCAAATGCCACACTAGCATCGCTGAGATCTTTTCTAGCACTCGCAAGTACAGCTTCATGTTTGGCATCATGAAACTCTTGACCACAAGTATGGCATTGATGATTTTCTAAACTAGCAATTTCTTTTTCAATCTTATCGCATCGCTTACGTTCTCTATCTTGTTCAAGTTTAGAACGTTGCACGGCCGAAGTAAGATCGTTGATGTCTTTGCGTTTTTGGTTGTAAGCAACCAGTGCTCGATGATTTAATATCTCTTGTTCTGAGTCGATGTGGCTTAGAACATCAATACTTTTTAAAATATTTTCAAGATTTTTTTCTTGATTTTCATCCCACAAGCGTTGTTTACGCTCTAAGGCATCAATACTCTGCTGAATACGATCGTTACTAGCTTTAACAGTTTCGATACGAGTATTTTCTGTAGTAATAGCATCTTTACTAATACGGATTTGTTCTTTGAGGTTCTCTGCTTTCTCTGACAGTAGCGTAATGCCTAATAACTGTTCAATAATGTTGCGTTGATCGGCAGCCTTCATAGACAAGAACGGTTCTGTGTAAGTATTCAGTGCCACAAGATGTTTGAACATGTCGTGACTCATGGACATCATTTCTTCAATGGCCTTTTGTGTTTCACGACTGTCGCCTTGACTTTCGTCTAGATCTTCTAGCTGTTGTTCTGCACCGTTAATACTAAATCTTAATAAGTTAGGTTTACGGCCACGCTCGATGTGATATTCAATCCCATCTTTTTCAAAAGTAACTGTACACAGCATGCCTTTGCCGTTAATCTTGTTAACTAGGTTATCTTTCTTAATATTAGTCAGTGCTTGTCCATAGATAGCATAGCTAAGACCATTGATAATAGTAGTCTTGCCTGTGCCGTTTCGAGCACCGCTGTCGTCTCCACCGAGATCCATGTTTTCGCCAAGTACTAGTGTCAGCTGACCCTTGTCAAAGTCTATAGCCTGAGTCTGGTTGCCCACACTCATAAAGTTACGCACTGTTAAATTCTTAATTTTTATTGTCATAGGTCTTGATAAATTTTTAATAACATTGACTTGTCGTAGCTATCGCTTTCGATAGCATTAATCTGATTCATAACAATTGTATCTACTGATTCAAAGTTGATATCAATAGGAACAGCATTAGATTCAACTTCTACTTTTTCTGGAATCAACATTAACTCACGCAGATTGTACTGCGGCATAAACTGTTCTTTAATAAAGTTTGCTTCTTCAAAAGTGATAGGCAAGTCGATAGTAACACGACAATGCATCTTATCACGTAACAATGCATCGGGTGTATCGATAATTTGACTAAGTTTATAAGTTCTATATATAGGTTGCCCCGGCCATGATTTATACTCTGGCTTGCCACCCCACTCTAAAATCATCATACCTCGATCGTCATCACCTGCATCGGCATAGTTGTGAGGAAAAGCATTGCCAATATAGGTCACATTGCCTTTGCTCTGACGTTTATGAAAGTGTCCGCTGAATACATATTCTTGATGACCAAAGTGCCCAGCCTGTAACTGACCATGATCGGGCATCTGTACCATAGCATTCATGTAGAACAGGGGCAGTTCTAAGTGACCAAACACGTAACGGCTTTTAAGTTTGGAAACTTCCTTCCATTCATCCCCTACTAGCCAAGGCATAATTGTTACATCGCCTTGTGTAAGGGTTTCTCTAATAGGAACAATGTTAGGAAACAGTCTCATAAATTCGATACTGTTAATCTCACGTTTGTCTTTGTAGAACAGATCGTGATTGCCTAGAATGAAATAAACTTTTTCAAAACTTTGACTTAGTTTCTCTAAGTTGCTAACAGTATAGTTCATAGTACTAACGTCTGTAGTACTACGATTATGATGCCAGTCACCTAGGAAGATTGCAGTTTCGCAACCTTGTTCTTTGGCAGTATCACAAAACCAATTTACAAATTCTTCGCAATCTTGATTATGAGTACGGCTACCGCTTTTAAGTCCAAAATGTATGTCTGTGAAACAAGCTACTTTTTTAAATAGATTCATAGATATATTATACTACCTTAATTTAAAAAGATCAATCAGAGTCCGATCCACCGTCGACGGTTGCGCCCGCAGACGGTCCAGCAGCAACATTGACACTGCCGCCCGAATTTTGACGACTCCAGCTGGGATTCATTCCGTTCATTTCTAATATGTCGTCTCGAATGTTTTGGTTACGTTTTTCAATGTTGATAATACGTACAAAACTATTGGTAACAGCAGCAGTGTAATAAGCAAACGGATTATCTGATTTTGATTCGTCAAACTGTAGACCAATTTGCGTTAGCTGAAGAATAGCCTGCCCACGCATTTCATCATTATAGGTGTATCCACGAACGTTGCCTCTAGTAGCATACCGTTCACATAATTTTAAAAACATACGAGCTAGATTGTCGGTCATCTTACCATGTTCTTTGTTAAACTCGCCAGTAACTAAATCACCTTTCCAATGACTTTTCCCCACTAGTATTAGATTGTTGTTGGCATCAAATTTCCAATGCTGGAATGGAGGAAAGTTAACTTTTTCGTGACTATCGGCAGTATTTTTTAGTGTCTTTTTACGACCGGGAGCGAGAGGAACATGAGTAAAAGTCATGACTCTAAAAACCACATCTTCTTTTTTGATAGTTTTATAATCAATCTCAAATTCTTTAGCAGGCAGTTTCTTACCCCCAGCAATAACTGCAGCCTCGTGTGCCTGTTTAGCTAATCGAGAAGCGCGACTGCGTTTGGCTTCTGCGATAGTTCGAATATTGATTTTTTCTACACTGGGCACAATAAGGTCGTAGTCCCCAAATGCTTTATCTGTGTATGAACAGTAGGTATTTTTACTGCGGTGTATTTCTTTTAATAGATCTTTGTTAGTTAAGTACTTTATTTTTGGAACTGTCATGGATTATAATTCTCCTATTAGTAATATAATAGCACATTTTGTCAAGAATAAATAGACTATATGACAAGGAAATTCACTCAAAATGCCACTATCGATTAATCCTATTGCTCAACTTGTTGCTTCTGTTTCTTCTAGCATATCCCAATCTACAAACGAAGCATCCTCGTTTGCTTCAGGATCAAACATGCTGGAAAAAGCCAACTTAGATGCGAAGATAAACCAGCTGTCTGGCGGATTAACTTCGGGACTTAATGGACTGTCGAGTAATGCTAAGGGTGCATTTGGGCAGCTGTCTGATAGAGCATCGGCGATTGGTGGCTCCTTACCGGGTGCAACTGCATTGGGCGGTATTGGTAATAGTATCACAAGCACAGTCTCCGGTGGTATTAACTCACTACAAAGTGTTGCTGGATCAACCAGTAACTTAACTGCTGACATCGCAGGCGGTCTTAATAAGCTAGCAGGCGGCAGTCTTGGCGGCGGCCTTATGAGTCTCGCTGGATCAATTAGTAAAGCCGCCGGCATGTTGAACAATGTACTTAGTTTAAAGAGAGGAATCAATCTGCCATCGGGAGCAGAAGCTTTTATTAAACAAGGCCAAGCAATTCAACTTAATGCCTCTGCAAAAAACGACTGGCGTGTGAGAATTACCTGCCAGTGGAATATTTTTAACAGCCCGCTATTTGCTCTGTTAGAAAATACAGGCGGAGTTGTATGGCCATACTTGCCAAACATCACAGTATCAACTAAGGCAGATTATTCTGCTATCAATACCACACACAGCAACTACACAAACTACGCTTACAAAAGCAGCATGGTAGATGATATAACAATCACAGGGGAGTTCAGCTGTGAAACAGAAACAGATGCTGCCTACTGGATTGCTGCTACAACATTCTTTAAAACAGCAACCAAAATGTTTTTTGGACAAGGCGACCTCGCAGGCAATCCGCCATTAATCTGTAACCTAACAGGTTATGGCTCAAGTATATTTGACAAGGTACCGGTTATTGTAAAAAGTTTTTCAGTCGACCTCAAAGACGACGTTAACTATGTGAGATGCAATAGCTTTGGAACTAATACCTGGGTGCCAGTATTAAGTACAATTACAGTGGTTGTGTCGCCAGTATACAATAGACAGAGAATGCGCCAGTTTAGTCTACAAGATTATGCTCGTGGTAAAACAGCTGACAGCAGCGGAGTAGGATACATCTAATGGCAACTTACGGCAACGCTAGTCCTTGGGCTACAACTTCACAAAACTCTTTGTATCTAAACCTATTAGACATTAGGCCAGTTCCTGCAGAAAGCGATGACTATAGATACGTAATTGAAAATCAATATACACATCGTCCTGATCTATTAGCCTATGATCTATATGGTGAAGTTAAGTTATGGTGGGTGTTTATGCAAAGAAACATGAATATCATAAAAGACCCTATCTATGATTTTGTTCCCGGCACTGTGATCTACCTTCCTAAAAAAGGCAACCTAGAAAAATTCCTAGGAGTATAACGTGGCCATTAATTATCTTGGAAAGATTTTAGATTTAAAAAAACCCGACGGTACACCAATATTACCGGTTAATTCACAGTCTATTCTTGGGCTAGGTACAGTTTCAAACATTACTAATCTTGGGGTATCTAGAGCTACCGATTTTTTAAAAAACGGTAATACTACAACAATTTCAGACCCTACTAAGTCTAGTTCCTCAGCCAAAAAGAATCTACCTAATCTAGTGTCTAACCCTATGGAGCAGTTTGCATCTTCTACCTGTCTATGGACGTTGGCCTGCCTAACACCTGATCAGTTTAACAATCCTGCATCTTATAGATCTAGTCCACAGGCACTAAGCAATATTGTATTTGCATCAGGGGGAAGATATAACGACCAGCGAGTAAAAACATTTTTTGGCAGTCCTGAATATTTTATTAATAATTTTCAAATGAACTGTCTCATCGGCACCAATGAAAAAACTGGAAATTCAAACGCTATCAAATTTTCCTTTGATATTGTTGAGCCTCATTCTATGGGACTGTTATTACAGAGCATGCAGAATGCTGCAGTTAAGGCAGGGTATCTTAGCTACCTCGACAATGCACCGTATGTACTGCGCATGGACATTCAAGGCTATGATGAATTAGGCAGAGTAATAAAAACTATTAAACCTAAATTTTTTACACTAAAAATAGTGTCAATGAAATTTTCAGTTAATGAAGGCGGGTCGCTGTATAAGGTGGAAGCTATACCTTATAATCATCAAGGTTTTTCAGATACAGTAAATGTTACCTATACTGATATAAAAATTTCAGGAGATCTTAAAGGTACAGGCATTGTGTCAGAAGTGTTGTCCACTAGTAAAGATGGACTAGCTGCAGTTTTAAATCGCAACGAAGACAAATTAAAAGTTGAAGGTAGAATAGGAGAACCTGATCAATATGCTATTCAGTTTCCTACCTTAGCCGGCGAGTGGAAAAGTTCTGCAGGTACCCCACCAACTGCTAAAAATGCCACAGTGGACCCGTTAAAAATAGCCACCGAAGCAGTGGTAAAAGTTACCGGAGGTGCTGCCAAACCTCAAGATACTACCAATCAACTGATAAATGAACTAGGTACAGCCAGTTTGGGATTTGATGCTTTACGTGGCGGCAATATATTATTCAAACGTGCAGACGATCAGATTGATGCTAAAACTGGAATTATTAAAAGAGACGGAATGACCATTGATCCTAAGGCACGAGCTTTTCAGTTTGGTCAGGGACAGTCACTGACCTCTATGATCAATCAGGTGATTCTAAGTTCCGACTATGCTAAAAAAGCCATACTAGATAAAAATCAAGGAGGGTTTGGAACTACTGCAGAAGGATATATCAAATGGTTTAAACTTGATGTCCAGATAGAATTGTTAAAATATGATCCTATTACTGGAGACTATGCTAAAAAAATTACCTATCGTGTAGTGCCTTACTACATTCATCAAAGTATATTTTCCAACCCAAGTTCTGCACCTGTGGGATATTCTGAACTAATGAAAACAGTGGTTAAAGAATATCAATATATCTACACAGGACAAAATGTTGATGTGCTAAAATTTGATATCAATATCAATAATTTATTTTATGCTGGGGCAAATCCTAGTCCTGAAAATCAAGGATCAAAAACTGATAATCAAGATCAAAAACTGTCAGAGCAAAAAAACAAAACAGCTAGAACCGGCCAGGGCCAAGCCGCTGCGTCACAAGCGGCTCAAATGGGCCGAGCTAGACCAGACCGAGATCCTAGACTACTCAAAGGTTACAAAGGTGGAAACCCCGATAAGACTACCGAACAGAATATTGCTGAAAGTTTTCAGCAGGCATTTATCAGCGGCAACAGTGCAGATTTAGTCACAGTAGATCTAGAGATTATGGGCGATCCTTATTGGATAGTAGACAGCGGCATTGGTAACTATTTTGCCTCGGCTCCGTCTCCTGTTTCGCAGATTACCAACGACGGTACTATGAACTATGAAAGCGGCAATGTCTATATCTATCTAACATTTAGAACTCCTGCTGATATCAATGAAACTACAGGTCTTTATGATTTTTCCGTAGCAGGCAAAGACAGCCCGTTCAGCGGCATATACAGAGTTAATATGTGTGAAAATACATTTTCAGATGGACAATGGAAACAAAAACTCAAATGCCTACGTATGCCAGGCCCACAAGGCCCTGAAGCTGATAAGAAAACACAAGGCAATCAAGCCACAGTAATATCAGCTAGCGGTAATAATGCTATAGAAGTGGGTGCAGAAGATCCTGCTAAAACGTCACCTACAGACGATCCTAATTTAAATACAGCGCCGTCTAACGGCGGGGCCAGCCCGCAGACTGCAGGAAATGGATCTTCGGCTGCTACTGCTAAAACAGTTAACACATCAACAGAGGGTACTAGACGTGTAGGATTTAGATACTACAGAGATCTAGGACAAAACTAAGGATATTAAATGGCACAACACAGACGATCATCAGCAGCCAACGATGGAAGGACCGGTGGACTAACCGACGGCATATATATTGCCCGAGTAATCAGTCATCTTGATCCTACCTTCATGGGATCGCTAGAAGTTACACTGCTTAAAGATCAAGGCAACACCGCCGGTGACGACAGTCAAATTCATATTGTAAAATATGCCTCGCCGTTCTTTGGGTATACACCTTTTGAGTTCATGGGCAAGAATGACGGAACTACTTCAACCATAGAAGGATTTAACGACACACAAAAATCATACGGTATGTGGATGGTACCGCCCGATGTTGGAGTCAACGTACTTGTATTGTTTGTAGATGGCGATCCTAGTCAAGGTTACTGGTTTGCCTGTGTGCCTGGTCGCAGTATCAATAACATGGTGCCAGCAATTGCTGCTTCAACAGAAAATACATTAGACCCCACAGACAAGCAAAGATACGGTAATACCAAACAGCCGTTACCTGTAGCTGAGATAAACAAACGCATTAACGGCGAAAAGCAAGAAATAGACCCTGAAAAAATTAAAAAGGTAGTGCATCCGATTGCTGATAGATTTTTAGAACAAGGCTTGTTAGATGATGATATACGAGGCACTACTACATCGTCTCCAAGAAGAGAAGTTCCCGGCATGGTGTTCGGCATATCAACGCCAGGTCCTGTTGATCGAAGAACCAATGCTAAAAAAGCAGTGATAGGTAAGAATGACAGCAAGTCTGCTCCTATACCTGTGAGCAGACTAGGTGGCACACAACTAGTATTTGACGACGGCGACGATCGATATCACAGAGAAAAATCTGCAGCTGAAGGCCCAGTTAAGTATGTTGACTTATTAGAAAGTAAAAACAGTAACGATCAGGGGCAGCCAACTATTCCGTACAGTGAATATTTTAGAGTGCGCACTAGAACTGGTCATCAACTGTTGATGCACAACTCAGAAGATTTAATTTATATTGGTAATGCTAGAGGCACCACTTGGATAGAACTTACCAGCAACGGTAAGATTGATATCTATGCTCAAGACAGTATTAGTATTCATACTCAAACAGATTTAAACATTAGAGCAGATCGTGACATTAATATGGAAGCGGGAAGAAATTTTAACCTTAGAACAGAGTCGGGTAAATTTCACGCAGAGATTGCCACGGATCAAGAGTGGTTGGTTAACAAAGATGCAAAGCTCACAGTAGGATCCAATCTAGATGTCTTGGTTGGAGCCGCACTAAAAATATCTGCAAATACTGATTTTGAATTAGCTACAAACACAGAACTTAAAGTATCGGCTGCAGGAGATATTAGTGTGGGTTCAGCTTCAGAGCTTAAAATGAACGGTAGCAAAATTAATTTTAATGGCCCTAATAATGCTGAAACAGCAGCCGTGGCAGATTTTGTACGTCCGTACGATTTGCGAGATAATCCAGCAACTAGTTTTAGCGCAGGGTGGGATGTAAAACGATATCAGTCAGGAATAGTCAAAAGTTTTATGAAACGTATTCCAATGCATGAACCATGGGCCTTGCATGAAAATCAAGCACCGGCTCAACTAACACCAGACAATACAGATAGGGATGTGTAATTATGGGAAAACTTTATAATCAAAAATCAGTAGCAACAGCTAAAGCGGTAGTTTCTGAAAATCAAGGCACATTTACCTACAAAGGTTTTAGCTCTAAAGAAACGGCCAAGAACTATAAGCTCTATGATATTGATTTAGTAAAACAAGATCTGTTAAATCATTTCTATATTCGCAAAGGTGAAAAGCTGGAAAACCCAGCATTTGGCACAGTGATCTGGGACATGCTTTTTGAACAGTTTACTGAAGATGTAAAAAATATTATTGCCAAGGATGTAGAAGATATCATTAACTATGATCCTCGTATCGCAGTAAATGAAGTACAGATAGATAGCACAGATCAAGGTATAAGGATACAAGCAGATATTGTTTATATTCCGTTTAACGTCAACGAGCGCATGACATTTAACTTTGATAAGACTAATTCTACGATAATCTGAGCAGTTTATTTTCCAAGGTAAATATGGTATATGACAACAACTAGCAGACAAAATAATCTCATTTTAAATCAAGACTGGACTAGAATATACCAGACCTTTAAAAATGCAGACTTTAAATCCTACGACTTTGAAAATCTACGTAGGGTTATTATTACCTATCTACGTGAAAATTATCCTGAAGATTTCAACGATTATATTGAAAGTTCAGAGTATCTAGCACTGATTGATGCAGTGGCATTTCTAGGTCAAAGCCTAGCATTCCGTATAGATCTAGCCAGCCGTGAAAACTTTATCGAGCTAGCAGAAACCAAAGAAAGCGTTCTGCGTATTGCTCGCATGCTCAGCTACAATGCTAAACGTAACATTGCTGCTAGCGGACTGTTAAAATTTACTTCAGTTACTACCACAGAAGATCTAGTAGACAGCAACGGTCGTAATTTGTCGCAACAGATTATTTCATGGAATGATCCTACAAATACTAACTGGCTAGAACAGTTTATTACAGTGTTAAATTCTGCAATGGCAGACAACACAGAGTTTGGCCGAAGCCAAGGGTCTGCAGTTATACAGGGAATACCCACAGAACAATATCGTTTTAGAACTGCTGGCACAGACGTACCGTTGTTTTCGTTTAGTAAAACAGTGGCAGCTCGAGGCATGAGTTTTGAGATAGTTTCTACTGCATTTAAGAACAGTGAAAATATCTACGAAGAACCGCCAGTTCCGGGGAATCAGTTAGGATTTGTTTATAAAAATGATGCTACGGGTCCTGGATCGGCAAACACCGGTTTCTTTTTAATGTTTAAACAGGGCACCTTAGAACTGGCAGATTTTTCAATAGACATTCCTACCACTAATGAAAAAATTGCTGTCGATGCAGTTAATATCAATAATAATGACATTTGGTTATACAGTTTAAATTCTGCAGGAGTTCAGCTTGAAGAGTGGTCTAAAGTTTCTAGTCTAGCTGGCAACAGTATTGCTTACAACAGTATAAGTCAAGATATTCGAAACATCTATGCAATCAATACCAAAGAAAATGATACAGTTGATCTGGTGTTTGCAGATGGTGTCTACGGTAACTTACCCCAAGGAGCTTTTAGAGTTTATTATAGAACCAGCAATGGACTTTCGTACACTGTTTATCCTAACGAGCTTAGAGGAATCAATATTGGCGTCAGCTATGTTAACAAAGCCGGAGTTGATCATACCCTGACTATTGGACTAGCCTTACAGTCAACAGTGGCCAACTCTGCCGCATCGGAAGACATCGACACTATCAGAACCAATGCTCCAGCAGTATACTACACACAGAATCGAATGATTACTGCGGAAGATTATAATCTAGCACCGTTATCAGCTTCGCAGAATATTGTAAAAATTAAATCAGTAAACAGAACTTCTAGCGGAATCTCAAGAAACTATGATTTGTTAGACGCTTCTGGAAAATACAGCAGTATAAATGTATTCTGTGATGACGGATATATCTATAAAGAAGAATCAGAAAATGTGTTAAGTTTTAAATTTGATAATAGAGTTGATGTTATTAATTTTATTAGACGCTCTATTGAGCCTGCATTTCTAGATTCTGAAGTTTATAATTTTTATTTTACAAAGTTTGATAGAATATTATTTACAGACACTAACACTGTTTGGCAGTCAGTGACTACAGCCACTTCTACAGGATATTTTAAAAACGTAATCGATAACTCGCTGTTAAAAGTTGCTTCATATTCAACCAGTAATTTAAAATATTTTACAGTTGAGTCTTTAATTAAATTTGTTCCACCTACAGGTAAAGCGTTCCGCCGAGGATTGCTAGTTGACATTGATCTTACTGATCCAGAACAAACTGACAGACTATGGACCAAAGCAGTTCGCATCTCAGGTGACGGCACAAATGCCGGTCGCGGAGTACTAACTAACGGTCTCGGTCCAATAACACTAAGTGATAATATTCCTTCGGGAGCAATTGCTTCTAGGATTGTTCCTAGATTTGTATCTGACCTTAGTAATGCTCTAGAAGTTGAAATTGTAAATCAATCAGTGCAGAATCTAAATTTTGGACTACGCTACGATGTAACGACTACTGATTGGAAAGTTATCACGGGTTCAAATATTAATTTGATTAATAACTTTAGTTTAGGTAAAGCTGGCGATGTAACTAACACCAACGTTGACGCATCTTGGGTAATTGCATTTGTTAAAGAACTAGATCGTTACACTGTGAGAATTAGAAAACTCAGCTATGTGTTTGGCAGTTTAGCGCAGAATCGTTTTTACTTTGACAGCAATGAAAAACGCTACAATGATCAAATAGGTAATGTGGTAAAAGACCAGATCAAGGTTCTTAGCATTAATACTGGACAGGATTTATTAACAGAGCTTAGACAAGACGTTCCTTTTGAAATAGCAGATACAATTAAATTTGATGACGGGTTTGAAAGTACTACAGAACTAAAACTATCATTTTATGACAGTGACAACGATGGAGTAATCGATAATCCTGAATCGTTTGAAAAAATTGTAGGGACAGATCAAGAATTAAACTATCTATTTTTTCAAGAAACAGTAGATCAATTCGGTACCACACAGTATGTTCTGATTGACAACTCCGCCGACTTTGTATTAGTTAGAGAAAAAGAATCAGTGGTTGATTTTACAGATACAGCAACATACCCTGATGGACAGCTGATTTATTTCTATGACATTGACCAAGACGTAATTAAAAGAGTCAATAGAAATACCAACACTTTTGATCTTGAAAGAACTTATAAGTCGGTGATTGGAAGAAGAAATCTTAAATTTCAATATGTGCATAATGCCAGCGTAGATCGTAGAATAGATCCTAGTTCTAGCAATATTATGGATATCTTTTTGTTGACAAGATCCTATGACGAAGCTTATAGAATATGGCTATCTGGAGGAACCAGTGTAGAACCAGAAGCTCCAACAACAGATAGTTTGCGAACATCATTCGGTACAAACCTATCTCAGATTAAATCTATCAGCGATGAAATCATTTACCATCCTGTAAAATACAAAGTATTATTTGGTGATAAAGCAGATCCTAAACTACAAGCAATATTTAAAGTGGTAAAAAATCCAAATCAATCTATCAACGACAACGATCTTAAAGTTAGAATTATTACAGCAATAAATGAATTTTTTGATATTAACAACTGGGACTTCGGTGACAGATTTTATATGAGCGAGTTAACAACCTATATCCTAAATTCACTAGCCCCAGATCTTAGCAATATTGTAATCATGCCCAAACAGGCAGATCAAGTGTTTGGCAGCCTGTTTGAAATTCAAAGTAAGTCAGACGAAATTTTAATCAGCGGCGCCACTGTTGACAATATCAACATAGTTAAATCTATTACAGCCGCAGAAATTGGCACTAGCATCACTAATATAACTACAGCAACTTAATAATATGGCAAACAAAAAATTTCCTAAAAGCGGTTTACCAATCAGAAGATCTGTAGAGCTACTACCAGTAGTTTTTCAAACAGAGGCTAACGATAAATTTTTATCCGGAGTATTAGATCCTCTAGTTCAGCCCGGTGTATTAGACAAAGTAGTGGGCTATGTTGGTCGCAGATATGGTAAAACCTATAACGGTTCTGATGTTTACGTAGATACAGACAACACACTAAGAAGTCGTTATCAACTCGAGCCTGGAATAATTTATAGAAACGGCGACAAAATAGAAAACTTCTATGACTACATAGATTTTAAAAATCAACTGAAATTTTTTGGTAATACTGATAACAGAGATGACAAGATTGTCAATCAAGAACATTATTCTTGGAATCCTCCTATTGATTGGGACAAGTTTATTAATTACCGAGAATATTTTTGGACTCCTAACGGCCCTCCCGATATTCCAGTATTTGGTCAAAATGCAGGAGTAGCCAGTACCTATAAGGTTATTTTAGGCGCAACAAAAAATTCTTTTGTTTTTACGCCTGACTCTTACACAAACAATCCTACAATCACTCTTTACCGAGGCCAAACTTATTACTTTAAGATCAATGCGCCTGGCGAAGGTTTTGCTATTAAAACAAATTTTGACACCGGTTCTTTATTGTTTAGACCTTATGATCAATATTTTGCCGGAGACCTAACAGTCTACGATGGAAAACTATTTAGAGCCAAACAAAATATTCCTATTGCTGACGGCAGTTCTGTAGACCTAGACAGTCAAGATTGGGAATACCTAGAGCCAGCATCTGCAGGTACTGCGTTGGACTATAATAAAGGTGTAACTAATAATGGAACAGAAAACGGTACGCTGACATTTGAAGTTCCCTATGATGCTCCTAGTACACTGTATTATCAAGGCCTTATTACTCCGGATTGTTTTGGTAGATTTATAATTGCAGATATCGAAGAAAATACCAAAATTGATGTAGAAAAAGAAATTATAGGAAAGTCTTCTTATACATCTGCCAACGGTATAGAATTTACTAATGGGCTGGTAGTTGAGTTTAGAGGAATGGTTACTCCTGAAAAATACAGTACTAACACATGGTTGGTAGAAGGGGTAGGTCGTGCAATCACTCTAACTAAATTTGCTGACTTAATTGTGCCAGTATTATCGGGCGCAGAAGTTCCTGAAATATTGTTTGACAATGATGGCTTTGACACACAGCCGTTTGATGATGCAGCGTCTTTTCCAACATACAAAGATTATATCACTATAGCCAGAGACAGCCTAGATGCTAACCCTTGGAGCCGCTATAATAGATGGTTTCATAGAAGTGTTTTAGAAAAAGCCTACAAGCTGAGAGGAGATGATTTTCCAGCTCCAGAGTCCGCCAGAGCCAAACGTCCTATTATTGAGTTTTCAGCTAACCTTCAATTATTCAACCACGGAGCAGTAGCCAAACAAACAGTAGACTTTATTGATACATCAACTGCAGATATATTTTCTACAGTAGAAGGAAGCATAGGCTACAACGTTGATGGAGAAAATTTATTTGAAGGTGCAAGATTATTGGTTATTGCAGACACAGATACGCTGACCAATAATAAGATATATGAAGTTAAATTTATACGGCATATTAATAATACTCAGATACATCTACAAGAAACAGATGATACTATTTCTAACTTCAACGAAGGAATACTAGTACGTCGCGGTATACAAAATGGCGGAAAAATGTTCTATTTTAACGGAACTAGTTGGCTGCCAAGTCAAGCTAAACTCACAGCTAACCAACCTCCGATGTTTGATGCGTTTGATAAAAACGGCGTAAGTTTTTCAGACCCACTCACATATCCAACTAGCACATTCTTTGGTACAAAACTATTAAGTTATAAAATAGGAAACGCCCGAGTTGATTCTGAATTAGGATTCAGCCTAAGTTATCTTAATATAGATAATGTGGGAGATATAGAATTTAACTGGGACTGGGACACAGATGTAGTAAATTATACCATAGCTCGTCAGCCACAGTCTACAAAAATATCCACCGGATTTTACAAATTTTATCTTAACACCGTCTATGACAATGCTTGGTTACTGATGAATAATCAATTCTTACAACCAATTGTAGACAGCCAGATAGTAGTTAACAATACTAACACTGTGACATTTAATACCATTGATTGGATTGCATTAACCACAGAGCCAACTATTAACGTATATGTCAACGGCGTACGGTATGTAAAATCTTATACAAGGAATCAAGGAACTTTTACATTCTCTACGCAACTACTTGCCAAGGATGTAGTAGTATTAAAAATTATTACAGATCTCGAACCAGATCAAGGCTACTACGAAATACCCGTAGGACTAGAAAAAAATCCGTTTAATGCTCCTTTGCAGTCTTTCACACTAGGACAATCAGTTGACCACATTACTACGGCTCTAGAATTTGATACCGCAGTCGTTGGCAGCACTCCAGGAAACAGTAATCTTAGAGATATCTCAGGTTATCAGGTAAATGCCAAGCGTTTTGTAAAGCATTCGGGATTAGCTCCATTAGCTATTATGACGCTGTGTGATAAAACTTATAATATAGTTAAATCTATCCAGTATGCCAAAAAGGCCTATACAGATTTTAAAAATAATTTTATTAATCGAGCTTTAGAAATAGACTACAATGACAATGTTGCAGATTTTGTAGACGACATTATTAATAGTCTAACTAAAACCAAAACAGACGCCAGTCCGTTCTATGACACTGACATGATTGGTGCAGGGGCATACAACAAAATATCTTACGTTGTTGAAGACACTGGGATCAAAACCTTTTCATTGTCTGAAAAATTTGATCTACAAATATTAAGCAAGAGAGCGGTATATGTATATGTCAACGATCAGCAGTTATTAAACACCAAGCAGTATATATTTGATTCTACATTTGGCTTTATAACATTGCTGGTAGATTTTGCAGAGGGTGACACGGTTGAAATTAGAGAATATTTGTCAACATCTACTAGTCATATTCCACCAACTCCTTCATCGATGGGACTGTACAAAAAGTACACCCCAATGAAATTTATAGATGACACTTATGTTGAGTCTAGAGAAATAGTTCAAGGACACGACGGTAGTATTACTGCTGCCTATGGAGATTATCGAGATGATTTATTATTAGAATTAGAATATAGAATCTATAATAATATCAAGCAACAATATGATGAAACTGTTTTTGACATTGATCAAACTGTTGGAGGTTATTACGGAGTAGGATTATATAAAAAATCTCAACTAGACAACATTGTTAATCAAGAATTTTTAAAGTGGATTCAAAACACCAATATTAACTATACTCTAAACGAGTATTTTGATACTGAAAATTCATTTACCTATACCTACTCTGCAATGACAGATCCTACCAAGTCTGTAAACTTGCCAGGCTATTGGAGAGGGGTATACAAATGGTTCTACGACACAGATCGACCACATCGTTGCCCTTGGGAGATGTTGGGGTTCTCAGAACAACCGTCATGGTGGGAAGAGATTTATGGACCAGCACCTTATACTAAGAACAACTTAATTCTTTGGGAAGATTTACGCGACGGATTAATTCGGCAAGGACCTAGGGCCGGTCGTATAGATAGATATAAACGTCCATCGTTATTAGATCATATTCCGGTAGATGCCGACGGTAAGTTATTGAGCCCATTAGATTCTGCACTAGCACAAGATTTTTCTTTAATAAACAATAAAGGACCTTTTGTTCTAGGAGACATTGCCCCAGCTGAATATGCATGGAGAGCTAGCTCAGAGTGGCCATTTGCGGTGACTATGGCCATGTGCCTAATGAAACCTTTCGAGTTTATTACCGATAGTTTTGACAGGTCTAAAGCTGTTTTAAATTTATTAGACCAGTCAATTGATGCAGACAGCAATCTATTTACAACTAAAAGTGATCTTACCGATAGACCATTATCAGATCCGCATGTGGGTCTATTAAAATATCTTGTTGGGTATATAAAATCTAGAGGCATTGCTGCTGATACAATTTTAGATAAGATTAGTAATTTAGATGTTGCGCTGTCTCATAGAATGAGCGGATTTGTTGACCAACAACAACAAAAGTTTTTATTGGATTCGAAGAGCCCGTCTGCTTCTGCAGCCAGCATTTTTATTCCGCCTGAAAACTACGATATTATTTTTAACGTTAGCGCCCCTATTGCTAGCGTGAGTTATAGCGGAGTTATCTTAGAAAAAACAGAAGGCGGGTGGATAGTCACAGGCTACGATGATATTGAGCCGTATTTTAACTATCATCAGGCAATGCCTAATCAACGAGATCCACTAATATCAGTTGGCGGAGTTAGCGAATCATTTTTAGATTGGACTCCGGACAAAAGTTACAACAACGGAACCTTGATTAGATACACTACTAATTTTTATAGAGCTTTAAGAACACACAGAAGCGGTGCAGATTTTGAAGAGGCTCTCTGGCAGAAATTAGGTAATATTCCTAAGGTAGGAGCCGTAGAGGCACTGAGAAGACGATCATTTAATACCTTAGCAGTAAAACGTTTGAGCTATGGTACAAAACTGATTAGCATACAACAGGTAGTTGATTTTTTATTAGGCTATGAAAGCTATCTAAAATCTCAAGGGTTTAAATTTGACAGATACGATCCAGAAAATCAAACCAGTCAAGATTGGTTTACTTCGGTAAAAGAATTCATGTTTTGGACCAAACACAATTGGGAAATAGGTAGTTTGATTGCACTGAGCCCTGCTGCAGAAAAAGTAGATGTTACTATAGCTGTTGGTGTAGCAGATAATGTGCTTGATGGATTTTACGATTATCAAATACTCAAAGGTGACGGAAAACCGTTACAGCCAAGATTTATCAATATCAATCGACAGTTTCAGAATGTCACAGTAGAAACCACAAATACCACAGATGGAATATTTTATCTGAAGCTTTACTACGTCCTCAAAGAACATGTCACAGTATTTGACGACAGAACAGTGTTTAATGATATTATCTATGATAAGACTACAGGATATCGTCAAAGTCGTATTAAAGTTCAAGGATTCCGCACAGTTGATTGGGACGGTGATTATACCAGCCCCGGTTTCTTATTTGATAATGTTAACATCCAATCGTGGCAGCCTTTTACTGACTATCGACTAGGAGATATTGTTGCTTACAAGTCTTATAATTGGACTAGTTCAAAAAATCAATTAGGTACAGAATCTTTTGATGAGTCCTTTTGGAGTATCTTAGATACTACCCCACAAAAAGAACTTATTTCAAACTTTGATTATAAAGTTAATCAGTTTTCAGATTACTTTGAAGTAACATCTCAGGGCGCCGGTCAAAGTCAACGAGATCTTGCACGGCATACTTTGGGTTATCAACAAAGAGATTACCTACAAAACCTTTCAGAAGATCCTGTAACACAGTTTCAGATATATCAAGGATTTATTAGAGAAAAGGGTTCGGCTAATGCAATCACTAAGATTTTCAACAAGCTCAGTCGTTCGGGATCTGACAGTGTAATTTTAAATGAAGAATGGGCATTTTTGATTGGTCGCATGGGCGGCACCGATCAGTTAACAGAAATTGAAATACAAATAGAAAAAAATAAATTTGAACTTAACCCGCAGATATTTTTAATTGAGCCAGGCAAATCTACGCAGGACATTGATCAAAATTATAGATTATCAATATCAGATTTTACTATTTCTCCAATCCCGTACACCACTGATATTACACCATTAACGGTTGATATATCACCAACTGCTACTGCCGGTTATGTTACATTAGAACAGTTTGATCAGTCCGTAATAACTAGAGAAAATTTAACTGACTTAGACATTACTACGGTCAATGAGAATGATCATATTTGGGTAACCTTTGATAAAGATTCTTGGAATGTTCTACGAGTAAATGAAATTCTATTGTTATATGTTACAGAAGTAACTCGGATAGACGATACAGTAGTTAGAGTAATTTTTAATAGACCACATTCATTTGAAGCTGAGCAGTATGTTGGATTTAGAGAAATTATTAATCTAACAGGTTTCTATAAGATAACAGCAGTAACTAATGATTCTGTTGATCTTGAAGTCTCGGCAGACATACAAAACCCAGAACTGGATACTAGTACAGTAATCAATCCGCAAGGACTAACAGAATGTAGATTTGCCAGCTATGAAAGTTTAATTGAAGGAGTAGCCGCACTTTATAAAAATGGTTCTAAAATATTCATAGACAACAATGGCAATACTTTATGGGAAGTTATTGAAAAAACTAAACAATATTCAGAAAAATTAATCACTGACTATGGAACATCTACTCCTTTAAAAACAGGCGAGAAGGTTATCTATGACAACAACAATAGACACACTATTGTTAGTATTCCGGGATCAGGCATAGTTGTTGTTTATGCAGAAGCCGCTGATGGATTAAGATTAAAACAGATTATTTCGCCTCCTACAGGATTTTTCAACAGTGCGTTGGGATCGTTTGGTAAAAAAATGGCTATCAGCCCCGACGGAAGATACTTAGTTATTGGAGCTCCAGAAGCCAGCGGTGTAACATCAAACTATCTAGGAGAATGGGATGTTGGCGTGTTTTACCAGCAAGACGATATAGTACTATACGCTGGAAGATTGTGGAAAGCTAAAAATCGAAATTCAGTATTACCTGATAATAGTACCGAGTTGGCCATAAACACAGACGACTGGGAGTTAGTTACAAATATTCCTGCACTGACCTCGGGTCGAAGTGCAGGCTTATTTGAACAGGGAATGATAGCCATATACAGGTATGCAAATGGCAGATACACCATTGACAGCGCCTATGTAAGCCCTCGGCCAGCCGACAATGAAAAATTTGGTTCAGAAATAGCAATAGGTGTTAGCGGAACAAATTATTATCTTACCGTATCCGCAGTTGGCTCGTATAATAATACGGGTAGAGTCTACCTTTACAAGTTTAATGGTACATCGTGGAATCATCTTGAAAATAATAGATATAAAGGCATATACGACCCCGGCACATCATATTACTTAGGAGATATTGTCTGGCAAGCATCTCAAGATCCTATAACCGAGGGAGTTCGAGGAAATCTTTGGACGTCGTTGGAAGATTCAACTTCAGATGGTAGCACACTTACAATAGAATCTAATAGTTGGCTAAAGATTAGTGCTATTTCAACACACTGCTCGTTGCCAACAAATATAGCGGTAGAGGATGATGGCTCAACATTAGAGTTTGCATATACAGGATTATTGTCAGATACACAAATGGCAGAGCTTGTAAAATCAGGCGATCAGTTTGGATTCAGTATGGCCATGAATGTTGACGGTAGTATTTTAATCATAGGCGCTCCGGATGCAG